AGGATATCCCGTGGGTGTTTTTCTTCTCGGTATAAAGTTGTACCCGTGTACCGTTGAAAGTTATTTCAGCGTATGAGTTCGTAGTTCCTGTATAGTCTAACGTCTCATTATACCACCCCGAAATGCCCGTTCCTGGTGTCGCCCATGTAGAAACGTAGTTCCATTGATAGCCCTGCGTTCCGCGTGTAGCGTTGTCGACTATAACGAATGGGATGTCAGGCGGTATAATTGGAGGAGGTGTACTCCCACCGGCCCCTGGTAGGAACGTCGATGAAGCGGTATGTTTAACGATGTCGTTTGTGGCTACCGCCTCCCCTGTCAGGACGATGTTCACATCATTGGCTAAATTTTCAGTAGTGATAACATAATAAGCGGTGGCGATCCCGTCACTGCCTGTAAAGGTCGAGTTCGTGCGCTGAGTAGTGGCACTAGTTCTGATTACTTCATAATCCAACACCCACCCCTGACCGATTGTAGGCGTAGTGGTGTGCCGTGTTAGAATATCTGTAGCCCCAAAACTTAACCTAATATCTTTAGAGTTGGAATTGTTGGCCACGATCCCGGAAAACCGCCCCCTGATCGTATTGCCGTCTGTTGACATTGTACCACCAGTTAAAGTAGTAGTAAATAACACATCTTCCCCTGTCGTGACGTTCCCCACTGTAGTATAGTCAGTATAAAGAGCGATCGCCGTTTCTGTGGATAAATTGATACGCTTAAATAAATTAAGCTCCCACGTGTTTGTAGTGTTTACTTTAGATAAAATAGCGTATTCATCTTCGGCCAGTGTCCATGGCCCAGATGTCTGACATTTAAACGCAACTGCAGGACCCTCTAACAGTGACAGTGTCCCAGTGCTGTCGTTTTGAACTCGGAACGTGGTCCCTTTATTAAAATTTGTTTGACTTGATGACGGAATGGTAAATGATATGTCAGACACTGAGCGCATCGAAAAACCTACGTTAGCAGACAACGTGTCAATCGATACCGGTGTGTAGCTGTTATCTTTAACAATCCATGTTATATTTTTACCAGCCTTCTCCCCGTCAATTTCACCAATCGCCGTCTGAACATTTACAGCAGAAATATTCCTGGTTGGGGTGACTTTTATCTGATCCGCCCGTGGCTGCGTTTGAGCGAAGGCTAGAACTGGAAATAGTAGAAATATTATCGTCTGTAGTCGCATAAGATTATGTCTCCAGTTGTTGGAGGTGTTAAGAATGTTATTGTAGTTCCACTTATGTTATAATCTACTGTTGCTCTCAATCGGATACCGTTCTGATAAACTTTTACACTTCCTGTAATCGGCGTGTTGGCCAACGTAAACGTGTCGTTAATATCGTCTATATCTCCGGTGGGGGTTTCGTCATCCACAAACAAAGACGATCCAATCAGGCCTGAAGCGGATACTTTCTTATTTACACCCCCCTGCAAGACTTCAAAAAGTTCAGGACCGCTTAACGCGGAAGCTGCTGCCAGATCAGATATTTTTTTATTTGCCAATTCAAATAAATTTAGCCTCCCCAAAAGCAATCAAAACCGAATATCCACCCGCTACTAAATACTCAATCTCATAGTAGTATTTGCCTCTTTCGATAGTCGTGTCAATAGCCGGAGCATTTAGCGTAATCTCATTCCCTGAACTTGCAAGGTTAGTGGGTGACGTCCACGCAATTATTAATAGACCACCTTCCCGCTCTTCCCAAATGTTCCATGTGAAACCAGTAGCTGAACTAAAGTCCCAGTCGTTTCCATCAATATCATAGAAGGCGTGCACTCTGTTAAGTATCGCTTTCCCTGCGTAAAAATTCAGGTCTTTTTTGTTCGCTATGTATTCGTTACTAATGTCCATATCTTGAACAGCAGTCCGAGCAACCGCAATGTTTACCGTGTTTAGTTCCTACCGCTGTTATATGAAATCCTGTTCCTGTTCGTTTATTTTTATTGCACCAGAAGTCATAAAGAGGATAGTCTTCATGATGATCTTCCAGGTATTGAACTAGCTTCTCTTTCTTAGTCTGGCACCACATCTTAGCGTCCCGTATTAAAGTAGCCATCTGTGCGTCTGTGGCGGCTACTGAGTTGTCTTCAGTGTGCACCCTGATCCCGGCGGCATGGGTTTTAAAGTTCGCCTTAGGCAGCCAGAACTGATACGCTTGCCATGCTAAAAAAGGCTTGATGTAAGTCATTAGCGTTGTGTTCAACGCGGTGAATGATGACGGATATTGACCAGCTATTTCGTTAAATAGGTCCGTCCCTATCACCATTTCAAGCATCTCCTGCGACCGCTTGATAGGGTTGTCCAGTTCTTCCTCAGGACTGACATTTTGTGAAATATCAGTCTCAATTTTCATGTACTGGTAGTTAATCAGTTTCACCTTTTAGTTCTTTTACTTTTTCATTTGCCCATGTCATCATATCCGAACCTCCCCAAGCGTCGTATAAGACAGACTCACAACTTTGATCGTAAGGATGGTCTTTAAATACCGTTTGCTTAGATAAATATCTCGAAAGTCTCCTAATTTCCTTTGGTCCCAGTGGGGCACCATTTAAAATCTGCTCGCTTAGTATTCTTCCAGCCGGTTTCAAACACTTGGCGCCCATTTTTTCCTGCCATTCGATAGCTCGTTTCACATTTGCCTTCGCCGTGTGTGGATAAGTATCAAAATGCAGATTTGTTATCCTGTTTTGTAGCGGTTCTGGTGCCGGCTCTTCAAGTGCAGGGTCAGTTTCTTCAATCAATTGTATTTCTGTGTGGTCACGGATCCAATCCCTACGTTCCTGAGGACTTAACTCAGCCCAAATAGAAGGATCTACCGTTTCAAGTTCAGGGAACGGAGAATAAGAGGTAATTGTGATCGTATCGGTGTACGGGTTGACCATATTCGCGAGTAATTCTTGATAGTAAGCGATCAAAAATGACTGCGGTCTGACTACTCGTTGCTGCATTAGCTTAACAGCCGCCCGAATGGTGTTCCCATCCCCACCTAAACTCACACCTTCTGAAATATTTGCTAGTATACCGGGTACTTTTGTGGCTATGGTGATCTTTTTAGTCGCATGTTCGTCTGTTACGCGGTGCATATCTGCGTTAGAGTTCACAGGGAAAGCTTCAGCCGCTGGAAATTCATCTTTATTATTGGCCCAAAAGGTCATAATCTGGCCCACTCGCTTTGCCCCTGAGAAGTTTTTAGTCATCTCTGAATCAAATTGTTGCCCTTTTGGAATGTCGTCTCCGTTGGCATCCTTAATTCCTGATGGATCGTTAGGATCACCAAATATTTTTAAGATTGTAGGCGTTAAAAACCCATTCTGTAAATTTTCATCGAAGTAAACCCCTGAGTTTTTCTCCACATTCATCCAGTGTTGCGCTGAATAATAGTCAGGGATCGGGTAGAATGGGTGTCTAGTCGTCTTCATGCCCATCCAAAAAATTTGCCCCTTGAATCCTGGATCTTTGGTTATCTGAAGAACCGCCGCTGCTGGGTTGTAGACGTCGTAAACTACCGTATCCATTGACTTATAAAGCAAGGAATCCCCGTAGTAGGGGTTGTAATGTATCTTAGAAATGACCCCTTTACTGTCGGGTTTCCCCAGTCTGGTATACCCGAAAGGGATGTCAAAAAACTCTGTGATCTGGCCTAATTTATTATACTTAACAAGTGTAGCAACCCCCCAATCGTGACTGAAGTTGTCAGACTGGATGTTGTGGAAGTTAAAGAACGTAAGCCCTTGAGAATTGACTTTTAGGTTCTCTAAATCTTCCCCCTCGTTAAATCCTTCCCCTGTTATAAAGTCGGTTAGAGTAGACAGACAAGAGGTAGCCGTAGGTGATCCGTCGACTAAAGAGTGTAATTTATTTGGGAAGTTGTCAGCTGGTCCGAAAGGGAGAAAGCCTGAATGTGTGTCTATTTGTGTGGTGTAGGCGAACTCCCGCTGTATGAAGTTGTAAATTTTAACGAACGGCTGTGTTACTGCTTTGGTTAAACTCATACTCAGGGATTTCGAAATCCACGCTAGCACGAACTAGCGTCTTTTGGTAATATTCGCAAAAATATCCCTCCTTTGAGTTAACTAAATCGTTTAGAATGCACGACCGTTCCAGGTTCGTCCGCGCTGTTGAGTTCCGAATCTTCTTTTGATAGTCACCCCGACACCAGCTATAATGTTCGCAGATAACGTCTTCGGTATACTCCACCCCTGAGTTTATGTTTAACTGTCTGGTAGGATCAACCCTTATCCGTGAATCCCAGGCGTGTGGGTAGCGTTTATTTATTCCGTGTACTGCGTTCTTTAAAACGTGTATGAAGGGGACTCTCGTTCCGTCGAATCCTATTGTAAGGTTAGGTGACCCAAAATAGACGCGAGTCGGACAAACCAACCCTGCTAAGTTTTCATTTAAAATTCGTTCTTTGGCTTTTAAAAAGTTCTCAGGAATATAAAGCTCATCAGCATCAAGTGTTAAAAAGTGTGTATATCCCAACTGTTTAGCTTTTAATAGGCCGTAATTCCGTTTGTCAGTTTCTGATTCCCTGGGGCCCCGGAACTGTGGCTCCCTTAAATAGAATTGTGGATGTTGCAAAACCCACTCAGGGATGAGAGAAATTTCCCCATAGTTAGACCGATTGGAACCAATGATAATAACCCCGTCAACCAACGGAGTGATGTTTTTTAAGGAATATTTAAGAAATTCCCAGTCGGCCCATAGGTTATAAATTGCGGCTAACCTCATTTAAATTCTAGCATAAATCTTGTTATATTTGACTCGTTCTGTCACAATCCAATAGGCAGAAGGTAAAAAAACCATAGCGCCGGAGCCTGGAAAACTTCGGCGCACTTATTTCTGAAGGTAACTTTCCCACTTGTCCCCTTTTGGATGTGGGCATGTTTCATCGTTGAGTCTCGCCTTTGCTTGTAAGGGACACAAACAAACACCGCAAACAAAGGCTTTTCTCAACTCGCACCTCGAACATATCGCCAGCCTTCGTTGGGCTATTTCGTTGTTCCTGTTGGTCAGCCAGTACCACCATGCTAAAAGTATTCTCATATATACCCCTTTAGTTTAAATACTACCGTTGGGTTAGGTTCCGGGTACTGCTCCCCTACATATCCCAAATATGTACCCCCTTTTTGAAAGGTTAGCCCCATACGTTGTGCGATGATTGACCCACAAGTCATGTCGTGTCTATGGTCTTCCCACGTTCCCTTAAAACAACCGGCTAAAGCTGATTCTTTCCACTGGCGGAACCATTCCATAGCTACCGCATTTTGTCTGTGAAGCCCTAAGAAACCCGCTGAAAACATATACATTCCCCCAGGGACCGCTAATTCATTTTCTGTCATATTGAAATAGTCCCTAGTAAATTGGTTCGTCCACGTTCCCACCCACGCCCCGGCTTCCTCCATAAAATACCCGTCAGTCTTTATGATGTTGTCAATTGTAGAAATGTCCCCTACCCGCCACAGTGAAGCGTCACACCATAAGACAACGTCATCCCGCTGAAAGGCTTTTTCGATTGAATGGATCTTAAATTGATATGGGCTTTCTTTATGGGATGGGGAGTGTATCTGTCCGTAGTCGTTTATCAACATCATCCGGTGACCACGTAAGGAGTCCCTTAAACGCCATTGTAATTTGTAATAATAATGGGTTGCAAAGTTTACAATTATCATCTGCTGAATGCTAAAAGGTTTTTAACGATATACCACGGCGCTCCAAGTTTCTCCCATGCTTCTGAAATCTCCCCGGTTAACACTTCATTGTAAATAAGAAACTCGCTGAACTCCATTATCCAGAAGTCTCTAGTCTGGCAGTTGATATGCCCCGTTCCTTCCTGACCGGGCGGTGCTGCTGTGAATAGTAAAGTTTTACCGGTAGCGTTTACAAGGTTCTTAATGAATTGGTTAGTGCCTTCAGGTTCAATATGTTCCGCAGTTTCGAAACTAATTACTGTGTCGTATTTGCCGCAATCTATTGGTCTGGTGCAATCACGGTATTCGATATGTCCATAAAGCTGTTTAGGGGTAAATTCTTCGGCCTGTTGTGAAATCTCATAGCCTTTTATTTTAAGGCCTAATGCCCACGCTGGCTCTAAATAACTTCCTATCCCACATCCGAAATCTACAACGCTTTCAGGATTGTATTTTGTAATGTAGTCAATCATACAACGTATTGCTTGTTCCCTGACATGGGTTTTGTGCCATTCGAAGAACTCACGGTCGTAAAGTTTTATGTCAAACTCTGGCATAGCAGACGTTCTCCCCTGACGTATAAATCAACTTGAACCCGTCCAAATACTTCTCGTATTCTCTTTTAATATGTTCGTGGCTATTCCATTCAAGAACTATTAAACGTGTTTTAGTTAAGTCCATATCTGGTAGAATGTTAAGCTCGTCACCCTCACAATCCATCGAAATCATATCAAACTGTTTTATATACAACCTATTAAAAGCGGTTTTCCACTTGAACGTTTTCACCTCGATAGGATCATATTTAACAGTTCTCTTAAAACGATCCATCTCTTTAGCGTGAAAAGTGCTAACCAGGCCAACGTCGGCAGCAGAACAAAGCGGACCGGACTCGTTAAGAATCGCTTTGCCGTTGTGGTCACTAATTGCCCATTCATAAATGTAATATCCTTTGTAACCGTTATAAAGTTCTTTGCATCTGGTTATAGCTTTTGGACTCGGATCTATTAGAACTCCTTTCCATCCCCGCAAAGCCAAAGCTCTAGTATTGGAAAACGTCTGGCAGTCGTTACAACCCAAATCAAGGAAGGTCCCTACATGGTCACCGAAATATTCTAAAATGTATTGTTCTTCAAGATTCTGACTGAACATAATTTGTTATTTTATCCGCTTCGCTTGTTTGTGCACTGTGATTATATTGGTGAAGGATGGCTGTTGAATGTGCTTCAGTTTCACAGTGTTTTAATACCTGTTCAAACCACTTCCAATCCTCCCCATAGTTGATATCGTCGAACGTGTGGAGTTTAGCGAACTTACTCCTAACAGGGCTAATATGCCAAGCTCGACGCCTAGCTATCCTATTGGCTGAAAGTTCTTCATTATCAGGATAGGCCAAACTCATGTCCACTAATCCCCAGTAATTGTCTAATTTGGCTATACTCCAAAAGGTGCAAACGTCTTTGTTTTCGTTACACATCCTCACTAATAACTCCATGTAATTTGGCGCTATGCTTTCATCGTCGTCAAGGAAACATAGATACTTTCCGTTGGCCGCATTGACCAACTTTTCACGTTTCTTTCCAATCGACAACCCACCATCTAAAAACCGTTCTGATCCATCGATAACTATTTCAATCTCTCCTAGTGTTGGGTGAACGGTTTGCATGTATAATTTTTGCCTATACAGTTCAGTAGCTAACTTTGACAAAATGCCGTAGCGACTTGGAATGCTTGGAATCAAAATACTTAACACTATCATATCTTTCGTAAGTGTATTACTATATCCCTAT